AGGTGCACGGAAAAAGTGAAAGGCAACGGCATCATCGCGTCTCGCTTTATTGAGATTTTCACGACCAAGATATTGACCTTTTTCCAACACGTCACGGATGGCGGGTAAAAATTTGGCTTTTGTCAGATTGGTTTTCATGCCACGCCGCATTTCCTTCATAGACCCACCCGTAAAACGGATGTCCTTGATGCCTTTGGCATTGTCAATATCAACGCGGGTCACGCTTTTGCCCTGCAGATGAGTTTTAAACCACGCCCTTGCCCGTTCAACAACATTGGTGGCGTTCAGATCATGTCCAATCTCGTCACCCTTCAACCGAATAACGGGCTTGATGTCCATATTGATATTTTTCGGTGGATGGGCTATACTTAACTTCATCCCGCTAACGTTTCGGACGTTGAGACCAAGGGTCTTCTCTATAGAAGAAGCACGCGTCGTAGCGGGATATTTCCTCATTGAGACGGCCGCCAGTTCTTTCGCACCTGTCCGCACTTCTTCCAGATACAAGATTGATCCGTCATTCATCGTTTTAATAAAGACGATTTGATCTTTGTTACCGTGTGTTTTTGTTCCAAACGCAACCTTGTCTGGCGATGCAACGATGTCAGGGATCATTTTGATGTCGGCATCGGTAATGGCAAGCTGACCACGCGCGGCCTCTTTTTTGGCATTGCCATGCTTCTTGATAATATGGCGTACGGCTGACATGTCGATAGAATGCGTAAAGCCATCAATATCAAGCCCTGCTTTTTTGGCCGCCCCTGCCAGCCAATCGGAAACCTTGCCGATATCGGTACGCAAATGGTGATTCCCCTTCTGCGAGGCGACCTCGATGATTTTGCCGATCTTCTCCTTGATCGTTTCAAGGGTCGGCACATCTGTTTTGCCTTCCCCCGCTTGCTCAAAGACCGCTTTGCGCAGTTTCTGATAATCATCTTGAATGGCGCGGATTTGCTCTCTCATGGTGATATCACCAAACTTGCGCTTCAGCTCTATATCCATACCCACAGACCGGACATAGCGGCGGGCAATCAGGTCGATATCGTTATTGAGGAACTGCTCCACATCGGTGTCACGAATGTCCAACGTCTTTGCCCGCAATGGTCCACGCTCGGCCACAACAAAATCAGGTGGCACATAGCCGACATCGCGGCCGGTGAAGCTGTTGAAGATATGATCGACGACCTCATCCAGATAGCTTTCCATATCATTGACCACGTCAAAATGCGTATCGATCTGAGCGTGTCCCGTTTCCAGCTCGCCGATCTTTTTCTTCACCTTCTCCAAACGTGTGATACTGGCGGGCTCGCTTTTGCCCGAAAGCACTACCGCCTCTTTGCGTAACCTTGCAAGTTTTCTGTTCAGACTTCCATAGGAACGAGCATAAGCGGTCTTGGCCTTGTTTTCTGCCCAATTCCTGATCACCCCCCTGAAATCCGCTTCTTGCAGCATAATTTTATTGCGATCCCACACGCGGGAGAGATAAGAAACGGCAAAACGTGGTTCAACGCCCTCAGGCAACAAACCCGCGTCTATCGCCTCGTCCTTCAAACGGTCAAAGAGTTGCCGGTAAGCTTTCGCAGCGGCCTTTACCTCTGGAATATGACTGAAATCATCGCGCCGCATGGCATAGGAAACCTGTTCCCGAAATTGTTCAGGAGAAAGCCGAACCGCCTTACCTTTTTGCGTTGTCGCCTGGTCCGCTCCCTTCACGCTTTTGTGGTAGCTTTTATAATACTGGTTCAGGCTCGTGGTCGCCCGCGCCAAATCCCCATTATATTCCTTCACCAACGTCTCAACCGCCTGATCCGAGGCCATGCCCTTGGTGTTCTTTTTGACAAACAAGCCGTTTTCAGCCAGTTGCTGGAAGGTGCCCCGCACCGCCTTTGACGGGCTTTCCATCAACCTTACAAGCGGCGAGATATTGAGGGCACTGGTGATTTTCTCACTGCCCATCGCACTTTTCAGCGTTTCTTCTTCCAAAGTCGTTTTGGGGACTTGCATGGCGGATGCGGTGCTTTCGCCAAGGACATCAATCCTGTCGGGCGCGTCGGGAACATTCATGTCGCGTTCAACCTTTTTGGCAAGCTCATTCAAAGCACCACGCCCCATCATCTTGGCCGCACCGACACCAACAACACCCGACAGCAACGCCCCGCCGCCAATATTAATTGCGCTTTCTGACCAAGTACGGGTTTGCTGGGTCGCCTGTAGCCCGCCCTCACTCACCCCCATGGCGATGGCACCGGCACTCGCCGTATTCCGTGCGGTTTTCAGGAGGTTATACCCGCCCTTAGCACCCTTCACGATGGTTCCGGCCGGTAGAAGTGTTTCCGGCGATAGAATCCCCGCGGCCAAACCCGCCACAATGCCCAAGCCCCCAGAACTGGCCAGAACTTGACGGGCGTTATTCTCGGCCGTTATATCCGCCTTGATCTGATCGGCGTGACGCCGGTTACGTGCCAAAGACAGTTGATCGGCATAAATTTCATAACCCTCCATATCGTCAAACACGTCATAGGTAAAATCCCAATCGTCTTTAAACAGCACCGGCGCGCTGCTACCCAGAAAGGAACTGACCATATTATCCAGACGAAAGGCGGCGGGTACGGTCTCGCTCCAGAAGGACGGACGGGGCACTTCCGGTTGGGATGGATTGGATCCAAAAGCAGGGGCGTCCGTTTCCGGATTAAAGGCCGGTATCGGCGAGTGACGGAAATTCTGATCTAAAGGCACAAAACCCATGACTATCGCCCTCTCATTTCCTTATACATCCGTGTCGCAACGCCCCACAGATACTCACGTTTGATCGCCTCACGCCGTTTTGTCTTGGCTTTGTCACTCATGCTCTCCAACACGCGTTGCGGCTCAAATTGATAATATAAAACCGTGCCATCCGTGTCCCGCGCCCCGTCCCACAGACCATCTTTATTGATCAGGATTTGATAGCGCGGCGGACGACCGGCTGCCACATCGGCGGCTGTGACATGATCGGGAAGAAGCTCAATATTTTTCAGGGATATATCCCCATCCAGAGCTTTGACATCCTCCAACAACTGATCCTGCATCCAGTCATGATCTAGGCCGGGGATGGCATAATAATGCTCAGGCGGATATTTCATCACGGATTTGCGCCCATTCACCCTTGACACACCGTATAGACGGTACATCTGGTTCCGTGCGCGTTCTTTGGCAACATCGACGTCGCCATGCGTCATATACTCACTCTTGAGAGCCTCACGGTAATCGGCGATCATACTATCCGCCGCCGCCGTGTTGCGCGGCATATCCGGTTCCCAGTCAAACAGGCCTTCATCAAACAAATCAGTAAAATTGCCCGCCTTGGCCGTACTCTTCAGGAAATCCTTGCCCTCCTTACTGCTCAGCCACGCTTTGCGCATATCCATCACCGGCTGATTGAGCGGGTCAAAATCCTCACTTATCTTTTTCAAGGCCGTTTGTTGATCAACGCCGCGACGAACCATCTGGTTATACATGACGGCCTGCGCAATTTCCTTGTCATTGAAACTGGCCAAAGCTTGCGGGGCATCTTCCTGCAGTCTTGCAATCACATCAAAGGCATAGGCTTTCTGCTCCGCGCTGCCCATGCTCATCATCGCCCGCAAGCTCCCCCGTGCATTATCCGGCACCACGCCGGTACGGGTGGCCACAGCCATCAAAATATTCGCCCCCTCATTCTCACCTTGCTGTAAAGCCTGCAGACCACCATCACGCTCAAACACTAGTCCGGCAATCTTGTTGGTCTCTTTACTGCCCGGATCAAACAGAACGTCCGGATCATCATAACCGGCCGTGATATCTTCTTCCTCTTTGGCTTTGGCCGCGACCATTTGCGCCTTCAAGACGTCATTTTGAGCCCTCTCCAAATATCGGGGCATATTTTTCAAATCATTCCATGTGCCAGCTTTGGCCTGTTTGATAAAGTCTGATGGTGATCTGGCAATGAGGCTTTCCGCCACTGCACCGCGTACCGCTTGCCGCCCGTCATTGAACAAAGCCGCGCGTTCCTCTGGGGTCAGATGTGATAACCCCCCGGCCGCCGTGGCTAACTGGCTCAACACGCTATCTTGCTGGGACGGGTCAAGCGCAGCAATATTGGCGTTCAGCGTGACAATCTCTTGCCAATTCTCCTTTGCCGCTATTCCCGCCCGCCGTGCCGCCTGCCCAATGGAGCCACTGATATAGTGGGTACGCATATTGGCCAGCTCAACTTCTGCCCGCGCTTTGATGGCAGGTGGAATATTTAATGCCTTTGCCCGCGTATCAAAATCCTCCCCGTACAAATCAGGCAAGCTTTTGCCCTGAGGGATTTCTACGCGCGATAAGTCTTCAGCCCTCTGAATACCCTCCAGCCGGAAACCGGCCATCTGCTTATTCCATTCCAGAACCTGACCATCAAGAACGACTTGATCGGCCTGTGCTTTGATATGACCCGCTTGCGCCGATATCTGATCAAATGTGTGGGCTCTTGCCCCGTAAGCTCTGGCCACGCCCGCACCCATATCCTCAGCACTCGCCTGCTTTTGCTGCGGAATATGTACCGATACTTGCGGCGTAAAGCGTGTGATCGCGGGCATTATCTGGAGGCTCCCAAACTGTTGCCCGCATAGCTTCCGGCGATCTTGCCCATGCCGTTCAAAAGGGCTGTGCCCATGCCGATCCTTGAAGCGCGTTTGGCATTCGCTCCCCTTGCGCGTTCCAAAGAGGCATTGTTCAAATAGGCGTTTTGTTGCAACAGCCCGTTATATTTCGTGTTCAGTATGTCCATCTCGGACGCTTCGGCATTACTTGCCAATATATCCAACACAGACCCCGACGCATGACCGGCATGATTGATGTTTTCCGACCGGCTCAAATAATTTGCCCGCTGCCGTTCTCTCACCTCCAACGCTGTTTGTTGGTTGGCAAGCGACGCGTTTTGATTGGCAATTTGCGCATTATAATTGGCTGTTGCTTTGGCCACAGCCCCCTCACTCCTGGCCGCCTGCACACCAGAGACCATTGATCCGATTGTTGAGATCGTCCCGACCGTCGACGCAATGGTGCCCATTGTTGCCGCTGTCGCCGCCGATGCCCCCAATGCTTGAGCCGCCATAATCACCAGTGCCGCCATTATTTTATTCCCCCATATTTATTCGCGCGTATAAATCGTAATCAAAACCATCCTCACCAAAACACCGCATGGTGCCCTCACGGACAAAACCCAGTTTTCTTGCCCAGTTATGTCCCCGCTCAAAGTCACTGCGTACCGTGGTCTCAATCCGGCGTATCTTTTGCCGTGCCAGAAGCTCACGCACAATGCGCGTAATACCAATAAAATCGCGCGGCCGCGCATAGTGGGAAATCAGTGACCAGGCAAAGGCACGGCCTTGCGTAAAATGCGAAAGCCCCATGCAGGCCAGAACCTTCTGCTCACTGTTTGCGTTGTCGCCGAGCCCGCGACTTAGAATGCTGTAAGCTTGTCCCGATGAAATCAAGGTATCCACATAATCACGATCATTCAAATACGCCTTCATAAAGGCCTGCACATCCTGCAGTTCCAGACACCTTAGATGGGCATCAGTAAACGGTATGGTAATCATTTCTCACCAATGGCGGCGATCGGCATGATTGCTTGAATACAGGCCGGATAAACATCATCACCGGTTAAATAAATCTGACCCTGTTGCTCATGTCCCGCAGGCCATAACAGGTGAGGTGTGTCGCCGTTCACCGGCAAATGCGCCTCAAAGTGATCCAGCTTGGATGTTGGAGATGATCCATATTGAAAACCCCGCGTATTCAAAAGCCGTACAGAAAAACCGGTGATCCGCTTGTTTCGACTTTGCCCCGCCGCACCTATATTCATATCCGCCAAAGGCAAGGTCTGGAGTGCCCATCTGTACCCAAGACCCACATGGATTGTGGCGCCCGCAATCCCGTTGATAAGCGTGATCTTGCCCCCGCTCACGACCCGATCGGGATGGGCGACACTATCCACCATCACACGCACCGTCTCCCCCTCCAGATGATCCAGGCCGGAGACAGTGGATACCGGAACGCCCTCATAAGACAAACCACTATCCATGTGGAAACCTTCCTCTGGAGGCGTCATCACCTCAATGTAACGTTTAATGACACCGTTGATGGTTCTTTTCACAATCATCCATAAGTCATCGCGGGAGCCGTCGCTTGAGGGGATCACCGCAATGCTCTCAACCTTGCCGGAACCACCGAGACTATGCCGGTGAAAGCCAAAAACATTCTCATCCGGATAATAGGTCTGGCCAATCAATAAACCATCACTGCGGATCATCCACACCACACCCACCAGACTAGCCTGATAGGCCATACCAATGATGCCGCTTTCCGTGATATGGTCGGCCACCGCCGTTAAATCACGCGGTTTGGTCTTGTCCTGTTCCACGGCGTACACCAGATCATAAATCTTCTGCCGCTCCCGCGAGGTAAACATCGCTCCATAGTCACACAAAATCGGCGGGATAAACGCACAACCCTTATTGGACAGTAGGGAAGACGTCTTGTTGTTTGGTGCGAGGATCGGATTAATATTGCTGGATGAGACCAACCATTCTTGCCCCGAGGTGAGCACAATCAAGCCGGACGTATCTGACACTACCGCCTGTATCGCATTCACCTGATTAGAGACCAAAACCTCGGCAATCGCATCACCGTCGCCAACATCACCACTCATATTTGAGGGCTGGAAATAAATATCCATCGGCGCATAACCGCCTTTAATGCTCATGTCGAACCGGTCGGGTGCTGATCTTGACCCCGCCAAAACAAGGCGGTTTTGATGAAAACTTATCGCTTTTGGCCAACCGCTTGTCCAACTATAAAGCCCCAGACGCCAATTGCGGATCGGCCGCAGGCTGGTAAAGGGTGCACCATGATTGTGAACCACAATCTGCTTATCATGATTGACGGCAGTGATGACCATCCATCGCCATTTGCCGTCCGTCCCTTGCATGCGCAACTGCCGCCCGACGTCCGTGGATAAAAAACCAGCACCCCCGTTAATCCCCTCCGTGCTTGAGGCGTTGATCGTGATTGTTCTGGATTGGGGACTTGAGAGCAAAAGATTGCCTACACGGATATGCATATTGCCGTTCATGACCGTGGAGAGGACATTCAGGCGGTAATATTTATACGCCGTCGTGTTCGTGACCTCAAAAAAATCTGATGCGCGGTGCCGATATCCATTATAACCATCACGCCGATCCAACACCGCCCAGATGATCCCGTCATGCGATCCTTCCAACGTAAAGGTCGAGGGTGAGTAATCCAAAACCGACCATGTATTATCATCATTGGTCGCGCTTTGCAGGATCATATAACCATCACAGGCAAAACCGGAACCTGTCGGCATTTTAATTTGAACATAGGATCTTTGAGACAAGGCCGATCGCCACATCGTTGGCAATTCCGGATCGTCAAAAGCCATATAGGCCGGATAGTTGGTGGCACCTGAATTCGCAAAGGCCGCCCATCCAGAAGGCAGAGCATTGCCCATCATATTTACCGTCGCCTTGCCATGCGTGAGGGGCGTCAGGGTTGTCTTGGTCGTGTTGACATCCATATAAGGACCATCATTCAAAGCCACCCCTGTAAAATCCCAATCGTCTTGTCCTTTCCGGATCAAGGCGCGAGGCGCACGCATGGGACAAACAAGATAAAGGACATCGCCCGATTGGGCGTATCGGAGTTGCAGCAAACCCTTGTCATCAAAGAGTTCGGATTGGGAATAGGGCGTCGTGACCTCAACCGGATCGCCTTGGGCGTCAACAATTTGTCCACCATCCCGGTAAAAGCGACAATATTGATGACCAAACTCAATTATGACGGATTGGTCACGGTTAAGCTGAAACGGGATCAACGCCGTTTTCTTGTTATGATCTTTCACCGGCGCGATGAACCGTGTCCCGCCGCGACGAACCGCCGGTCCTTGTTTGAGGGCAATCATATTGTGCATCAACGCAACGGCCGATCCCCGCGCCTCAAGCCCGACCTGCCCCGCCATCAAGGGCGAAAATTCGCCCCGGTTAAAGGCGGTTTGAATGGTGGCGGATCTAAACACGGGCGTCCAACCACGCACTTTCAGGTAAAATTTTCGGCGCGTTTTCAATCGCCTCCATCATATAGGCCTGGTCAATGGCCATTGATAAATCCCGCAACGCTGCCTGTTTTTTGACATTGTCGCCGGTGATTTCTTCGCAGGCCTCATAGGCCAAACGCGCCGCCAAGGCCTCAATAAACAAAGGATGATAACGGGCGGTATCACTCACACGGCCGATATAGCGGATCTTGAGATCGCCTGCCATATTGGCCAAAATCGTGCCGCCTTCAATCGCATATGTCGGATTACCATCAATCTCCAGCAAGGCCAAATAATCACCAGGCAGGGTAAAGCATGTTTTAAAACCCCATAAAGGGGGTGTGGACTCCGCCACAAGCACAGAACGGCTTATGGCGAATGTCCATGGATAGGCCTGCGTCGCAGCATCAACAACATTGTCCCACATCCTTGCCAAGACCCGGGCGGCCTTGGTATCCACCGTGTCAATGTCGGTGATCGCGGGTTCGCCAAGCTTCGATAAAGCCCGGTTCACAATGTCGGTTTTCGACGCCATGCTACAAGTTCTTTATGGGTCTAATCCGTATAGATGGCACGCATATACAATGCGCCGACACCGGTTAAGGGTGCCTCAATCGTAAAACCCAGATACAAAAAATCATAATCAGGACGCGCTTGAAGCCCAGCCAGCTCATAAATCTTCTGATCGGCCGTCTCTATCCCCTTGGCCGCAAAACGCACGGCGAGCGGCTGAGACGCCGGATAATCCCCCGTTTTATGTTGTAAAGCAAAGGCATGAACAACTGGATACGATCCATCAGCACCTTGCCGATAAAAGCCAATAGATAGCTCTCCATTCGGGGCAGACTGATCCGCTGCCACAAAAACATCATGAAGTAGAGCATCCACCGGCAAGGCCAGCATGATGATGCTATCGCCAATGGCAGTTGTCGCAGGGATTTCTGCCACCGCTCCGGCATGTTTCAAAACACCGCCCGATAATCGGCTGTCAACAATCACCGGCGGTTTGGCGTCGCGAGACGCAATCAGGTTACTTTTAATCTGTGTCATAGTTGTTTCTCCATTGTTATCAGGTTTGTAATTGGGATCCGTCGAACCATACATTCCTCCCGTTCCGCCGCGCATCGCTCTTTACTCCGCGCATCGCTCTTTACTCCGCGCATTTGATTTCGACGCATCTTGCTTCTTCCAAACGGACGAAGTCCAAGGCCATCGTTGTTTCAACATAATCCGGCTCGCCCTGCAGGTCAGAACGCTTGCGAATGACACCAGAAATGTCCTTCCACACGCCCTTGCCCATGCCCGATTTGACCCAGACCGGTATCCGACGCTTGCTTTTGCTATCCACCGGCAGGCGGTTAGAGATAATCAGGTCAAAGCCGTTAAAATGCCGCAGCATCCCGTCCTCACCCAAAACTCGGCGCGTGTTGTAATCGACAGATTTCACCTCGGTCAGGGCTTTCAGCTCGCGATGCTGTTTCGGCGAAATCGCCATGATCGGCACCTCGGTTTCAATATCAATCTCACCTTTCAGCAAAATCTCAAGGGCTTCCTCCATCTTGTCCAGATTCATCCCCGTCGTCGAACCCACCGTCTCAGCCACCTGATGGGAGGCTGGAAAATTGATATTTTTTTCACCCTGCTCGCCCGCTTTTGCCGTGCCAAAAAAGGCTTGCAGGAACAAACTGTCAATTTTGCGCTTCATCGCCGCGACACCCGAATGCACATAAGCCCCCTGCGGCGCGATATTGGTTTGAAGCAGGTCAATATCATCAACCACCTTGCCCCAGTCAAATTGACGGAAATAAACCCACCGACCGCTGTGATCCATCAGCACATTCATCGCAGGCTTTGCCCGTTCCGTGCGCTCTTGAACCTCCGTTTTGTCCAGCTGGCTGGTCAATCTCTTGGCCTTGGCTCCCGATATGACCGTGGGTATGCAGGCGTCAGCAAATTTGCTGCCCATCTGCTGGGACAAAAGCACAAGATTGGTACTGTACTCCTGACTCCTTAAAACATTGATTTCATCCATATTAAAATCTCCTTATTGAATGTTAAAAAAACCCGCCAATGCCCAATCGGGCAGGCGGTTCGTCGTGGCGGATAGGCTCGTCCATCATGATGGGGCGTCCTTCGCGCGATAACGCTCACGCGCGGGGCGGTGTTCTCTCACACCGTCGACCGGGGCTTTTTCAAGCTCGTCCGGATTTATCTCAAGCGACTGCTCCATAAGCAATTTTTTGAAGAGCACGCATTTTTTCATAATCCTTGCCGCGCGCGCTGTTATAAGCACTTAAGCGATCCTTATTCGCCGGATCACGAAGTTGTTCCATCAAACCCTTGATATCACTCAAAGCCTGCTCTTTGGTATAACCAAAGGGACGGCTGCCCTCATCTCCGGCAGGAATTTTATCCTCACCCAGTTTCTCGCCAATATTGGCAAACAGCTTCAGCATCACCCCCGTGCCCAGGGTTGTTTCCATCGCATTCATCAAGGCTTGTTTTTGGCTCGCATCGCCCGGTAGAAAAATTCTCGCCGCCCGTCTGCCAAGCTCCGCCCGTTCCTCAAAGGCCTGACCCCATTCGCGTTTAACCTCTTCCAGTTCCGCCGTTTGGGCAAGCTCAATGGATTTTTGTGCCTCCGAAATCAAGCCGCCTTCATAAGCCAATGTTTCATTGATCAGGGCATGAAACTGGCTCTTGTTCAGCCCCAATTTATGCGCCACATCGCGCACCCAGCCCATCCGTTCATCATCAAGGGCTATATCCTCAGGCGCATCAAAGCTATAGTCATCGGCCTTTTCAGGACGACCCAAACGGCTATAAATCGCGTTCCAACCCTCCGTGTCCTGCTCATCTTTCGGCAGCTTCAACAACTGGTCAGCCGGTACCCCCTTGATCTTTTCAAACTCGCGGACATTGTTTAAAATTCCGGCGATACCGTCAAATTTACGATTCTGAATATAACCGATGTCTTCCGCCTCAAGACCATGCCCCTCGTACCACGGTGTTGGTGCTTGCTCTCCCTGTTCAACCTGCCTGGGCTGTTCAATTTCAAAATTCATCGTCAAAACTCTCCTTAATCAAATGTTGATAATCCTCATAATCCACTTTCAAATAGGTCATGATATGGTTAAAAATCTCGCGCCGTCCCTCAAGACGCGCCATCTCAAGCCCGTCACGCGAAAAGCTTGACCGGCTCGCCCCGCAGGTCACACATAAATCAGCCAAGACAATTTTGGCCGCCTCACTCTCCCCGAACAGGGTGCGGTACGCCCGTTCTTTCCGGCGAAAATACCGCGCGACCAAATCCGTCACAGGCCTTCACCAGACAAGCTTTGCGCCTGTGCCACATCCTTCATGGATCCGGCGATCCCCGGTGCCGCCGCCATCATCTGGCTCATCACTTGGTTGTTTTGACGCCCCTCACGCAGCTGGTCTTTTTCACCTTTGGCACGGAATAATTTGGCCGGTGCCCCGTTCGCCTGCGCGACAATATCAACATAGGCATCCAGATCAAAATTATCCATAATCTCCGGATAGGCTTGCGCGAGAGGCAGCGCCGCTTGAATCGCCCGTTCCGTCCCCACCGCCTCCTCCGATTTTTGCATCCGCGACAAGGGCGATGTGTACTCAATCGTAAACTCACCCCCGCGCTCTTTGAGAGCCTCCGGCATCGGTAAGATCCCGTCATCCTCAAATATCCCATATTGCTCTAAAATGCTGATCTCGCGTTCAATCATCGGTCCCAGAGCCTCCGACTGTTGTCGTCCCATGGTTGGCGAGAGCAATGCCCCTTTTTCCTGAGCGCGGTGCAGCACCTCGGTTGCCGTCATCGATGGGCTCTCAACCAAAATTTGAAACAACCGCACCAAAAATATATCATTGATCATCTCGCGGCTCTGGCTAATCGCGTCATTGCTCAAATCAATCCGCGCACCCGCCTGCCACGGCCTGATGAGCGGGTTGCCTTGACTATCCAATGCCCCGAAATTCACCGCATGCGGCTGCATCCGTAACCGACGTAATGTCTGTTCATTCGCCGCCAAAATCGGCGGATCAATCGCCAAATGCCGTGCTCTCAAATCCGTCTTGCGCATCTGGTTCAACATCTTGATTTCTGCCAAGGCCGTCATGCCTGGGGAGCGGCCGTAAATCTCATTGGGTGCCGTCACATAACGGCTGATCGCAAAAGGGAATGTCCGAAATCCCCCGCGACCCAGCAATTTTTTGCCCTCAATCGCAACATGAAAGGACGCGAATTCATAACCCTCAGCTCCCGCCATGCCTGGCTTTCTCTCCTCATTCGGAAAGACCGCATGTAAAAACTCGAACTTCTCAGATGGATTGTTATCCGCCGCCCGCTGTATCGCTTCTGGCAAAGTCCCAAGACCAAATTTCTCAGCTGCACACCTAGCCGTTAACCTGTATTTGCGGTAATCACAATCAATCCGGCCATGGGCATTCTCCATAAAATAATGCTCGGCAATATGGCTGGATTTATACCTTATGCCCCGTCCCGCCATATCCTCAATAATCATCACGCTCGTGCCAAACGCACCCAAAGACATATAATTCTCATGCTGCTGAGACGCATAATTGGCCTTGCTGCTGTATCTCACACGAAACAGAAAATCCGTCACCTGATCCAGCCACCGCTTAACCTCATCATCCTCGTTCAGATCATCATCAACTTTAAGCCCGTGCCATTGCGACGCACGCGGGGTTAAAATGCTCTCCATTGCGGCGGAAAATTTCTCCAAGGCCGCAGGAGCCGTGGAGTCAAAAACCTTCCCCGTCCGTTTTTCGCCCTCGGCCTTGTTCGACCTAAAAAAATCATCCTGACGCCCTAAAACAACCTCCGCCACCTCCTGACAATGCTGGTCATAAGTCGACCGCATAGCCGCCAGCTTGACTTGCTGGTCAACCAGCTCTGTCGCAATATCGCGCATGCCTGAACTCATCCACCCAATAATTTTCTGGTCGCCAAGCCAGAGGACGACGCACTATCGTCGCCCATCACCCCGCGCGTTAAAATCGTGGCAGTTCGACCGCGCTGTTTCTTCAGCCGCTCCAATTCCTTTTGCGTCTCGGCCTCAACATCCGGCTCCGGTACGTCCTGCCGGGGCAAAGGCTTTGGCATTTTCGGTTTTTTAAAAAGCGCACCCATCTCTTCTTCTCCTATCAGCTAAAATAATCATAGTCGTGCTCGGCATAAACCGGCCGCTCAAAATAATGGCCGGATGATAACCCCGCCTTGACCTGTGCGGCTGCCCGCGCCGCATATCTGGCCGCGTCTGCAAAATTGCTCGACCAATCATGCTTTGGCCGATCCCGAAACCGCATCCGATCGCCGTCCCACTCATAGCCGTAATTTTCCAAAGCCCTCAAGCCTTCCTTACATTTTTCTGCGTCAAACACCGAATAGGGCAGGGTCTGTCTGACAAGCTCAATCCCCACCGTGATATCCACTTCCCTCGGCAAAACCGTGGTCTCAATCCCCATGCCCTTCAACTGCTCGGCCACTGATCCGCCGCGGATATTGCCATGCGCGCCATCATGCGGCAGAAAATGCCCGTTTCGCATATAATTGTACGATTTGCCCTTTACGATCCCCACATAATGATCCAGCTGCTCACCGCTATTCTCATACGCCTCCAGCCACCTGAGTTCCCTGCCAACAAACTGCAGCCACCAAATCGCCGTCGTGTCAGCAAAGCCCAAATCCCACGCCGTAAACACCTCGGCCGCAGGGTCATAAGGCACCCGTGTGATCCGTCCCTCATCCCTCGCTGTGACCAGCTGCTTGGCATAAACCGCACCACTGCGGCGCGTATCCGGCTCACCTTCCCAAATATGGCTATACGCCTCGAAATCCGTTCCCTTCAACTTCTCCATCTCCGCCTTCAAGACGCTGCCGAAAAACGGATTGTCTCGCCATGACACCTTGACCGAAAGCGTGTCCGCCGGATCCGCTTCGCTGACAAACCGCCGGTAGGTCGGATCGGATATGTTTTTGACGTTAAACGTCACCCAGATTTCTGAATGCTCTTTCCTAATCGTCGGAATGAGCAGCTCATAACTATGATCACTGACGTTTTCTGCCTCCTCAATCCAACAGATATCCGCGCCCTCCAAAGATTTGAGGTCAGTCGTATTATGCCTCAAGCCTCTAAAAATAAACTCGGTGCCATTGATCCCGCGTATCTTATCGTTTTGCACTTCATAAAAATCCGCAAGCCCGTAATCGCGGATAATATCCGCCAACAACCGGTGAACCGAATCCCTGATTGATTTTTGAATTTCGCGCGCACACACAACCCGTAAAGGCCGCTCCATTCCCCGTACAATCAACGCCCGCGCCACCGAATGCGATTTGCCCGATCCCCGCCCGCCATAAAACGCCTTATAGCGTTTCGGCAAAAACAAAGGCTCAAACGCCTGCGGTATCTGGATCTTGATCGCCATTCTTCTCACCGGCGACAATCTCAACCGTCACCTTGCTCACCAACGGCGCACCCTCATCACTCACCACGCTCATCGGCAACACCTTGCCTAAAAGCGTCATAAACACCTTCGGATTCTCCCTAGCTTGATCAGCAAGATACGCCACACCTCCAACAGCGTTCAGCGCGCCGATGATCATATCCTTCAAATCAGCGGTTATCTTGTTCGTCGATCCCTTCTTTCGACCCTCCGGATTGCCCGATTGTCCTTTTTTAAAGCGCATCGCTCTCCTTTTTTGCACAAAAAAACCCGCCAAGAAGGCGGGCTGTAAAATTCAAAGCGGACAAACATCCACTCTACATAGGTTAACACATTCCTCCCCCATGTCAATGATTCAACTGATTCACCATTTTTACCTTTGACAATAGTACTGAAATATAGTACCATTGTCTTATGAAGAAAAAGCATCTTGCTACATTAAAGAGGTTGAGGAGCGGGAAGGGTCGCGTATAGGCGTATTTTTATTTGGTGAAGTCCGTGTTTTCCATCGCCCGCACCCTTCTCCCGATACAGACAAAGGAGCCGTCGTGTCAATTAGGAAATGGTTTGAAAACCACGGAGTAAAACTATGAAGAACACAATTGAGATTGAGAGCGAAAAAGCCACAATTGCTTTTGACCCCGATACAGGGATGTTTCGCGGTGAATTTGTTGGCCTTAATGGCGGGGCAGATTTTTACGCGACCAGTGTCGATGATTTGATTGTTTGATTGAGGAAGGGCGAAAATCGCTCAATCTTTTTTTGCAACTTTGTGCAGAAAAAGGAATCGAGCCGCGCCGCCGTTTTTCCGGACGGTTTAATGTGCGCCTCTCCCCTGAAACACATGCCGCCGTCGCACAAGCGGCAAAGGCGCATAATATGAGCTTGAATGAGTGGATCAGCACAACCTTGGCTAGCTCTATATAAAGATTAAAAAAACAACAAGTTCAAGACTCACGCCGCCACCGATCAGCATCGGTAAAAGAGGCTGTTTGTCGATGGCAAAAAACATCCGTGTGTCTCGGGTTCAAATAAACCGGCGAGCATTCCCATCGGTCGGCCAGTTGCGCAACGCTAA